ATTTCCTCTGTACCCCCGCCATCGATTTTTCCAACTTGGGTGTCTGCTAGTACCACGATGTATGCAAAACCCTCTGAGGATTGCGCTGTGACCTTTTTAGGGGCATTCTGTGGCTTCCACTTGGCTACTATTTCCAGCAGATCATCTATGGGTATTTGTTGTGCGCCTGACGTTGGTACAAACGTGGCTCTAAAACTCTCTAGCCATTCCCCATCCCAGCGTTGCCATTTAGATCGGCGCAGACCCGTTATACGCCACTTGATTGGATCCAATTCAAATTCGGCTAGTAATTCTGCGTGATCGGGTTCATCGCCCGCGGTGCGTGGAACTGATGTAAGTGTTCCGCCGTTCGCATCGTATTCAATAGATGGTTCCCACCCTTTAGGGATGTCCTTTGCTACACGTTTTCGTTGCGCATCGTCACCTAGCGCAGACAGATCATCTTTTAACGTCACGGGCAAACACATCCAATTTCTTTTTGGCCACGCAGTCTGTGGCGGGTAAGGGTTTTGCGGCTGATTTCGTGACCGTGTTTAGATAAGACACGGGCAAGCATCGTCAAAGATGTATCTGGATTGTCAATGACTTTTAATAGTGCTGCTGATTCTTTTTCTGGCAATGATTTAAGTAATAAGCCAGCGGTGCATTCGTTTTTACGATTGCCGATTGTACTGAGGTCATCAAGCAGGGACACAATAGACCACCTTTCAATAGGTTCAGTCTAGGTTATACACAACCTGTGTCAATTTTGTGTTTTTTTAACGCGTGTTGGTTTCGTGACTAATTCCTCTATGGCATTTAAGCGATGATCTATGTCACCAATGCGGGATTCAATGCGATTTACTGTCTGCGCTACATCGGGCAATGATTTCCCACCGTTAGCGTGTGGCTGGATAGCGTATGTCATTTGATCGATGTAAGCCTTGATGGGTTTTACTATTCCCCATTTGATTGCCATACCTGTTAGCAGTGCGATCGCCGAAATTGCTGCTGCGTATTGTCCCGCCGTTAAAATCCACATTACGGTTGCCACCACTTAAATTGTCGCTGATCTGAATAACACTTACCACCTACAACTTTATACTGTGCCACGATCGGGTACTTGGTTTTTGATTCCCACCACATCGATCCTTGCCAGTCTTTCGTTGTGTCTTTTGTAAATGACCAAGTTGTCGTGCCAGTTGTATCTTTAGTGCCGTCTGGTTTTAATCGAGCAATACGCAACTTTACATACTTAGGTCGCTTAGTACAGTTAATGTGTAACTGCGCAAAGAATAGGGAACGGTCACCACCTAAAACAAATGGCTCACAATCCTTAAATGTTTGCCACCTACCTGTTACAGATTGATCTGATTCAACTTTGCACAGCCCAGACTTTTTAGCAGTCGCAACAATGTACGGTTCGACATCATTTGCTTGTGCGGGTGCAGCCGTCAGCAAAGATAAAGTTAGTGCGCAGGTTGTAACAAACCTCAAAACTACTTAGCAAGAATTGCTGCGGGGTCGATGTCTTTGCCTGCTGACCAACGAATGTTGTCACGCATTTCAAAATGTAAATGTGGACCAGAACTGTTGCCTGTATTACCAGACTCACCGATGTGCTGTCCCTTTGTTACCTTGTCGCCAGCCTTAACAAGTGCCTTTGATAAATGCGCGTAGATTACCCAACCGCCATCAACTTTTTGTACTAGTTGTGTGCCGTAACTTTTACCCCAAGATGCGTTCTCGATCTTGCCATCTGCGACTGCAACAATATCTGTTCCAACTTTGCAAGCAAAATCAACGCCTGTGTGATATCCCTTGCTCCACATCTTGCCTTTTTTGCCGTATGCAGTTGTGATTTTTCCGCCGTTAATTGGTAAGCCCATTGTTAATCCTCATCATCTTGTCGTAATGGCAATGTTACCAGCCACACTAAAGCACCGATCACGATAATCAATCCTGTAATTTTTTTTGCTGATCCGTCTAAAGTGAAGTAAGCAATTAACAAACCCACAAATGTATACGTTTCACCGGTAATCTCACGCAGGTATGTTTTTAACCATTTCATTTTATTTTCCTTATTGCTAATTGACCAACTAAAACTGCCGCTACTACAACTGATTGTGATTCCTCACGTTGTTCGTCTGTCATATCGCTGCCGATGTTCATAAACGCTTCTGCTGCCGCAAAGATTTCAGCGATTCCGACAATGTTTTCTAACGCACTTGGAACTTCCAAAGCCACAACTTGTACAGATTCTTGTACAGGTTCTGGTAGCACTAAATTTGATGCGATCGGTGATGGTTCTATGACAGGCTCAGGGGCAATCTCAGACACCATCGGTTCAGGTGTAGGCGCAGGTTCAGGTTCGGGTGTAACTATCGGCATAGGACTTACAGTTGCTTCTGGTGTAGGCTCTGGTGTTTGTGTGGCTACGGGTATGGGTTCTGGTGTTGGCGTTGCTGTTTCTGACGGCGTTGGCTCAGGTGTTGGCTCTTGCGTAGGCTCAACTATTGGCGTTGGCTCTGGGTTCAAAGTTGGCTCAATGCTTGGGACTGGTTCAGGTTGCAAACTTTCGACAGGTTCAGGTAACAACGCAACGCCATTAAACCAACGGCGCGGATCATCTAGCGGTAGTGCGTCAGAAACATAGATCGTGTAAATGCCCGCATAACCACCCTCACAATACAGGCGCGGTATCTCGCCACGACCATTAAAGAATTCGTTGGAATTATCCCAACCCACTCCGAACTCTTGCTGTTGTCCGTCAGGGGTCGCACAAGTAATCGTGGTCATAACTGATTCTGCAAATGCAGAACTAGGACTGAGCAACATAAATGCTCCGACAAGTAGCGCAGTTAGGGCAACCCTGATGCGCTTCATTTATTTTTTGCCGTTAGCCTTACCGAAAGCATCATTGATTTCTGTTTCATCAAGTTTGCCATCTGCAATGTAACCACGAGCCAAACCCTCAAGCACAATAGCCACACCAAGAATTGCAGCCATGCTTGCTGACTTCCATAACTCAACGCCGATAATAGAACCAGCACCGATTGTTCCCATAACGGATGCAACAACTACTGCAACCATTCGAGTGATTATGTCTTTGACTTGCTTGCGCTTCAATGTAACTCCAAAAAATTTAGGCGCAGGTTGTTACAACAAGTTTACTCTGGTATTACAGGAGCAAAAAATTCAGGCGGGATTACAAATACATCGTTGGTTTCATCGTAAATAAATCCAATTCCAGCATAGATACCGCGTATGTTTCCATTGTAGGAAGTACGAACACAGCGTTGTCCACGAAAATTTCCATACCATTCTTCTGGACTTAATCCTTCAATTAGTTCAGTTTCATCAATGCCGACAATGACTTCAGTGACAATGTTATTCTCATTTAAAAATGCGTAGTGTGCCATTTACAACCAACTTACCGTTCCTGTGCCACTTGTGAATGTAACCACTGTGTCAGTACCAACTGTTGCACTAGTGCTAGTTAATCCTGCACCTACTGTAATTGTAAAAAGGCTTGGAAAACGCACAACAACAATACCTGAACCACCACTGCCACCAGTTACTTGACCGCCGCCCTGTACTTTTCCACCACCGCCGCCACCGCCTGTATTTGCTCCTGCACTTGCACCGTTACCATCACCAGCGTTATTTGCTCCACCAAGTCCACCAGCCGCATATGTTATTGAAGTTCCTGAAATTGCTGATGCTAACCCAATGCCAGCCGCACCACCTGCTCCGCTTCCAACGCCGTTGCCACCTGCGCCACCTGCGCCACCACCGCCACCGCCAGAGCCTGTATTATTGCTTCCAACTGGTCCACTCTGACCACCAGCATTACCTTGTATTGGATTTTGTACTGGCTGAACATTTGTTTGTACTGTGTTAAATGAGCCACCAGCAGAGCCACCAACTGCTCCCAGTCCAAAACTTACTCCATTAGTTCCACCACCGCCAGTTGAAGTTATTGAGCCTAAAACTGAATCTGAACCTGATGGACCTACTACGCCAGTAGTACCAGCAGCAGCGCCAGCACCGACTGTAACTGTGTAACTTACTCCACGCAAAAAACCAAATTTGTCAGCAGCAGGTTGTCCACCGCCTTGCGTACTAAATGATGTGCGGAATCCACCAGCACCGCCAGCACCACCGCCACCGCTAAAAACAGCATTGGTATTGTTATATCCATACCCTGCACCACCGCCAGCAATAACTAAATAATCAAGATAAAAGACACTGATACCATCATAAAAATTACCGTAACGTGGCAAGTCTTGCGTGATGCTAGATGATTTAAAAAATCTAACGGCCATTAGGAAATCTCTGAACCATAAATATTAAATGTTAAATCAGCAGTGGACGCATAAACAGTTATTACATCAGTTGCGTCTAACGTAACACCTAAAGTTAATGCTGTTGTATCATTTGCGCCAATAACAACATCATAAGCAATGTAATGTTGGTTTGCTAAAGTTGCACCATCAGGTCGTATTGAAATGCGGTATGTCCTTGATGATGTTGAACGATTAGCAACTGTTATGGTAGAAATAATTGCTTGTGTACTTGCAGGCACAGTATAAATATTTGTATCTGTTGTTGCTGAAGGTGCAGATTGCCCAAGTACTTTGTATGTTGTTGCCATTTGATTATGCTCCCATTAGTAGAAATTCAGACAGGCCACCAGAGCCACCAACTTCTGCGTATGCTGTTCCATTGTACGCTTGCATTACATTTGTGTCTGTTAAATAGGTAACCATTCCTGCTGATGGTGATGGAATGGCTGACGAACGTGCTGCGGCACTAGCAAACACCATAACGGATTGCTCCATCAAATAACCGTTTACATCTGACGCAGTTAAGACAGCACCTGCGGTAAATGTCTTTTTGCCTAGTCCAGCCATTGTTCCCCTAAAGCCCTAATTGATTTACATCTAGGATACCAAACTCAAGGTCATCCAGTACAAAACTAGCATAGTCCAGAGTTTCAAAGCCAAATACAACACGGTGCTGTAAAGGTTGGATGTCGTGTTCGATCTTGATGATCATTGCATATTTATTGATTTGCGTGCCAATTCCGTTAGGCGTAAATTTAATCGTGCAAACATCGTTAATCTCTAAACCTAAAACATCAATTTGTTCTGCTGATGTTAAGGCTTCCAACTGCACCGCTAAAGTTTCAAAACGATACTCAGGTTCAGAATAAATGCCAACTAAATAATCCGCTAACGCTTCCGCATCTTCATTCGTTTTTAATAAAAGCCCAGATTGAATTAATGCCTGCTGTCCATAAGTGCTAATCGAATCTGCATCTTGCGCAATAGCAGTTCCACCGTTTAGGCGTTCAATCTGCACGTAGTTATAAAGCAACTCGGTGCCATAAACAACATTTACGCCACTAAATTTAATGCCAGAACCATCGTCAGCAAATACAACTTGTCCAGTTGTTATAGGCGCAACAGTTCGATCCTTAAAAACAAATGCGCCATCTTTGCCAATAAAGATAGAACCTGGCTCAGAACTATTTACCAATTGCAAATACTCCAGCGCATTAGTTCCGTCAGCAACTACATCTGCTTGCAGTATTTCCGAACCTGCATCAATGTCTCTAAACGTGGCAGGCCAAGCAACTTCTGCCCGATCCAGTACAGCATTAATTCTCGTACCACTTAATTCAGACACAGCAGTATGCGCGGACAAAGCACCTTGTGCTAATTGTGTAAAGCCATCAATGCAATCTGCGGCAGCCGTAGATAAACCTGACAAGTCATAATTCAAATTCCAGTCATCCACTACGCCATAGAAAACCGCAGAGCCACCTGTGGAAACTTTGATTGTGCGTTTAGGAATGATTTGCCCATAGTAAGGACTGGACGCATTTTCTGGATCGAAAACTCTTGTGTTGTTGTTAAATTCAATCGTGGCAATACCAGCCGTGAATTTATCTAATTGTCTTGACTTTCCGCGCCTAACTGATACTGCACGGACAAATTGTGTAACGTCATAAAATAATTCGCCACCAAGTAAATACTCTGTGTTGTCTAATACGCCTGCAACTGGATCATCTAATAAAAAGAATGGCCCACCTAAGCCCGAAACATCAAAACCAATTTCTACTACGGTTGCTGGAACTGACATTTACGCACTCGCAAATACTGGTCCAGAGGATTTTTCAAATCGTTTAATTGCATCAACAATTTCTTTACCAACCTGTGCGCCATTTGTTCCCATACCTGCATTTACATTTATGTTGTAAACAGTAGTTGCAGATGTCGTTGTAGATGCAGATGCCGATGGAACAGAGCCATCTAGTGCAACTGTGGAACTCATAGCCATATCGCCGACTGTGTTTTGTAATTGCGCAGTCATACTATTAATGCCCTGTATGTAACCAGCAACTACATTTTCACCAATCTCGGCAAAGGCTTTAGATGGTGATGCTATTCCTAATGCTTTTTTTGCCCACTTAATTGGATCGCCAAGTTTGTCAGTGAGCCAATTTTTAAAGTATCCCCAACTCTGGTTAATGCCTTGTATGATTCCATCGACTAAATCAGATCCAATAGTTTTAAATTTTTCGATTAGCGTTGGTGCGTAATCCCTAATTGCACGATACAGTTTTGCAAGCGGATGATGCTCTGCGATAAATGCACCGACTGTATTAAACACATCTACGATAAAATCTTTTGCCTTAACAACAATGTCTTTTATGTTCGACATAGCATTGCTTGCGGATTCTTTTAACAAGTCCCAATGATCGATTACATACTTAATACCTAAGACCAACAAACCGATCGCGACAATTACCATACCGATTGGATTCATAGCCAAGAACTGCATTACAATTCCAACGGTTTTAAAAATCACAACAAGATTGCCAAGTGCGCCGATTGCCATACCGATAACTACTAACAGTGGACCTACGGCTGCAACAATTCCTAAAACGGTCACGATCATATTCTGAGTTTCCGGTGATAACTTACTGAACTTGTCCACTAAACCTTGTAGGAATTTTGCCATTTTTTCAACTGTCGGTGCTAATGCTTGTCCGATTGCAATAGCGGCAGTATCAACAGAACCCTTTAGTTGTTCTAGCGCACCCTTAGTTCCAGACATTCTTGCGTTCGCTAAGTCTTGCGCAATGGCTTCCTTATTTACCGCATCTGATAATTCTGAATAACCCTGTACACCAAGATTGATCAAGGTATTTGCAGCACGCATACCCTCAACACCAAATACCATTTTTAGTGATGCAACTTTAGCAGCATCGCCCATTCCACTATATGTGTCTGTTAATTCTTTAACGATTTCATTCATCGGTAGTAACGAACCGTTTTGATCTAAGAATTCCAAACCAAGTGCTTCTGCTTCCTTAGCAGCCTTACGGGTTGTAGGAATTAAACCAAGCAACATTCTGTTTAAAGATGTACCAGCAGTTGTGGAATCGATACCCGCATTGTTCATTGCGGCAAGTGCGGTAATTGTGTCACCCATACCGACACCTAGAGTTGATGCTGTCGATCCAACATATTTCATACCATCGGCTAAATCTTGCACGCCAGCCGTAGATGCAACTGCACCAGCAGCAAGGAAATCAACAGCCTTAGTCGTATCCTTTGCGCTGAGTTTGAACGTGTTCATTGTTTGGGAAATAATTACAGCAGCATCAGCAAGTCCCATACCCTCAGTTGCAGCCAAGTTCATCGTGGCTTCCAAAGCACCTGCCTGAATTTCTGCTGGTGCCAAACCACCCTTAGACAATTCAAGAATTGCGTTTGCTGCTTCGCCCGCACTAAACACGGTGTCTTGTCCCATTTTCAATGCAAGATCACTTAACTGTTTCATTTGATCACCAGTTGCTTCTGCATTTACTTGCACAGATGCCATAGACACTTCAAACTCAGCAGCAGTTGTAACTGCGTAGCCACCCATTAACGCTAAAGGTGCAGTGACATTCATCGTTAATGACTTGCCCGCTTTTTTAAATCCCTCACCGATTACATCTGCACCGACAGCAAACTGTTGAAATGCACCCTCAGCCTTTTTGATGTCGGCGATTGCGCGGTTCAGATCCTTGTTATCCCACGCAGCAACAATCGGCAGAATAATTGCCATTACTTAATCACCAACTTTGCATTTAATTCAGCAGACACTTTCTCTAAGATTACAAGAACATCTGACCTGATCTTTGGTAACTGCGACATTGCACCGCGCCAAACAAATCGAGATGGTGATGCGTATCTTGAACCCAAGTTATCTATTAATGCCCGACCTTGCCCATTTATTGCGTGCGTCTGTGGTCTACCACGCCGTTGATATTCTCTAGTCTGTCCGCGTGAAGTTTGATTACGCTTGCCAGCCATATCAGCAATCTGTAAACCTGCCGCACCTTTAGTACCCTTTTTGCCACCAACCCAGATAGAAACAATTGAATATTCATTCCGCGCTGCGCGCTTACTAAAGTTTGTACGCACAGTTGCTTTGATGTTCGATCTATCCCAAGATGTACGCCCAGTATGCCGCATACCACTTAACGGTGGTGAATCAGGAATCCAACTCATAATGTTTGTTGCAACTGGTTCTGCCGCGTTTTTTAAATCTCTGCGTGCAGCAGTGACGATCGTACCCTCAACAAGTCGCAGCGTGGCAATAGTTTGATCTACGCCGTACACCTTTGGTGTTGCCATTCGTCACCTTCTCATTGTTTGCTGTTTCGGTGACGCAGATACATTCCCATCGTAAATAACATACGATCAGATTCATCTAGCAAAACTGACGGAGCAATGCCAGTTTCACACGCTAAATACGCTATGTACCAGTGTTGGCTGCTGTCTCCAAGACCTGTGATTTTGGGTCAGCATCACTTGGGGCAATGCTTTCCACATCATCTAGCCACGAATCAAAATCTTTGTCAGTTACCTTTTGACGATTTAACGAATGCCACGCCAACCACAACAGGTCAGTTAGTCGCATCTCAGTGTCTAGTCTTGCAACACTTCGTTGGTACTTATCCTCAAAGGCAACCAGATCTTTAGCAGAACACACTACGTCACTTGTTTTGTTGTTAGTGAATTCCACGCGCAGGGTGATTCTCATTAGGCAGTAGCCCTACTGACGGTGCCAGATGTAGGCCACGTCACGCTGAATGTTGCAATGTCGCCGACAGAACTAGCGTGTGGTGTATATGAATTCACCAAGCAAGTTGCGGTGTATGACGGATTAGTTGCAGAAACAGTTGAAGATGTCGGAACAATTACAACAGTTGCGATGGTGTTGTAAAGCGGAAACAAAGTTGCGTCTACTGATGCTGCTGCAAAATCTTGCATAAATTGCAATGTCAATGAACCTGTTTTAAGTCCACCAATGCGCTCACGGAAAGTTCCACCAAATGCGGTTGTTTCCAAGTCATCGGATTCTAGTGCAAGTTCAACACTATTTAAGTTTGTGGAAAAGTTAGTGCCATTGATGGTCACCTTGTAATCCGTGGCTGCGAATTTTGCCATTCTTTTTTTGCTCCCTTAGTCTGCGTAGCAAAGTATGATGAACTCTGCTGAGAAATAGTTTACATCACCAGCAGACACTTCACCATAATTGCGAACTTCAGACACTCGTACGTCATACGCTGCACCGCCAAGTGTCTTATCTGATTCTATTGCAAGTTTGATTGAGTTAGCACCTGTCGATGAAACCCACGAATCCAATGTATCTTGACCAGTTCTCTCGGATACACGGCTGACCAAAAGTAAAACAGAGAAATTGTATGTGGTCATTCCACCTTGATACGCACCGTCATAACTTACAGATTGCGGTAAGACAATTGCAACTGGTGGCTTTGGATCGTCAGGAACTTTCGCTGCTATTCGTAATCCAGTAATTGTTGCAAGGTTGGTTGCAATTCCCGTTCTAAGATCTGCGACTGATGCCATTATGCAAAGTTTCTTGTCTTGCGATACGGAGCAATCAACTGCTCAACATCGGGGTCAAGGTAACGGCTAACACGGACTGCGCCCATATCGCCAAATCCCGCAACTCCAAGTGGTGAATCTAATCGTTTGAACAAACGTGACGATTGAATTACACAAGCCTGTGTGATTGCGATAGGGACAGATGGCCAACCAAACACCGCAGTTACTTTTACTAAAGCCTGATCTGCTTCGACAGGATACAAGTAATCCTCAACTGCACGAATGCGTGTGTAAGGAACAGACAAACCATCGGTGTATCCGTTAGTTGGTTCTAGTTGGTAATCGGTAACTTTCCAAGTTGTATCGAATACGCCATCACCGGCAGATGAAGTTTGTAACGTGATTGCCGTTCCAGCAATATCGTCAGTCTGCACAATGTAAGAATCGTCTGCCGCGTAATAACGCGTGGCAGTTCCAGATGAATAGAACGATCGCATTGCAAATCCATCGATAGCGCGTGATGCGGATTCAACCGCCATCTCGATTAGTGTGTCATCGATATTGTCTGTAATGCGCATTGCTGCTTTTACTTGTACCAATGTGGCATAGCCATTTGTGATTGCCAAAGTTTGCTCCCTGAGTCTGTATCTATTCTATGACAGACAAAAGAAAACCCCTGACGGATCAGGGGGTGTCTTTTTCGTGTGTAATTAGCCGTTGAGGATCTTGTCTATTTTTTTAATACAACGGGTGCAGCCGAAATCATCTGCATAATGTGGTTCTGTTGGAAAAACTATAAAACGAGAATTGCAAATGGCGTTTGTTTTTTCATCGTTACCTAAGTGAACGATGTTTGTTTTGCAATCCTGAACCAATGTAAAACCTAGTTCTATTGCTTTTGTTTTGTAACTAATCATTGCTTGCTCCTCTGTCCTAGCGGGTAACCCCGCGCTGTTAGAACAAGCATACGCCTATGTATAACAAATGTCTAGTTGATTTGAGAAGTTTTTTTGCCTAGTGACATAAGGGTTTTTGATAGCCAATCCGAAATAGTTGCCCGCGCCTGTCCATCGTTAGGAACAAAATGCCCCTCATATTCATAGTCCACATCTATGTCTAATGTCGCATCATAAGTCGCGCCTGACAGTGCAGTTCCCAACCAAAAAACCCAATCATCAAATGGTGCGATGCTCTGGTCGAATGCAATTTTTTCCCAGAGCCATTTTCTAAACGGTGAACCACACGGAATCATATTTGCACGCATACTTAAAATTTCATCTGGGTTAGTTTTAACAGGTGTCCAGAGTTGTCCTGTGTCGTATTGAAAACCAAGTGCTAATACATCTGCTGTGCAATTATCAATCTTGTCTAACGCGTGTGGGCGATAACGATCATCAACGCCGATCCACGCGATCCAATCTGTATCACAATTCTTAATAGCAAGGTTCATCATATTGCTGTACTGAAAATCACCAGACCAAGCAATGACTTTTATTCCATCCAAATTCAGATTGTCAAGAATAATTTGGTCCCAGAGAACTAAAACAATTTCATCTGGTTTTCGATTTAGTTGATGTATAGATTCGATCCAGCCATTAAGTTTCTCAGGATAGCCGTGACAGATGCCAACTATTCCTACTGTTGCACCAATTTCCAAAAGGTATCCCCCGCCCTGTCAATCATTTGTCTTAGCGCATCTGGATCATCCCAATCCTGTACAGATGTAATTCCAACATTGTCGTTCGTGTGTATTTTGCAACCAGACAGCACGGCTTCCATAACAGCGCGGCACTCAGATTCAAATGCCAACGGTAAATGTACAAACCATTCCACCCGCGCCATAGCATCTAGAACCACGGAACGATCCACATCAGTTAGATCAAGAAATGGCAAATCATTTTCTAATGCCCACGCGTGCGCTTTCAATCTGCCTTTTAACGGATGATTGCGAGCAGCCCAAAGTGCCATAGCCTTTTTATCGAAATGGTTGTGGCATTTACTTGTATCGAAATAGGAAAGCACCTGTGCGGTTTTACGCGGTTTTGCCCAAGATAACTCACGGCGCATATGCGCTGGCGTATGAGTAACGAATAGCCGACTGCCGCGAATCAAAGCGTTCAGACCTGCGCGTGGTGTTTGTAAATGATGTACGAACACAAACGGGTCATACTCACTTAGCCGAAATAACTGCTGATCAGTGAACAGGTCTGTGCCTGTAACCACTACGGAATCGAATTGGTGTATGTCGTGTGTATCGAATGTGTATGGCGTGACGATTTGTATATCAAAATCTAAAGGTGCTTGCTGCTGGTATTCCCAATCAGACATCTCAGCCCCGCCCGCGAACATTCCACTGAATACCGATTGCTGCCCCTCAGAGCCAATCTCAGGGGTTTTTACAACGTGGTGGGTATACCAGCCGACTTTCACGCACTTGGCCGTTCTACGCTGCGCTGTGCCAGAATTTCCAATGCTGGTTTCCAATGCTTGTTATACACCGCATCTGCTTCATAACCTTTAGCGAAATCAATTGCTTTCTGAGATCGTTCCTGCCCGCGCTCATAGGCTGCTTCCAATGCTTCGACAATTTTTGGAATAGACGGCATATGGAACCACGCTGTTTGTGGCGCATCCCAAAGCGGTTGCCCATCTACTAACCAGCCGTCACCTAGTAGTTCTGTGGATGCCGCAAACTCAGAAACAATTACAGGTGTTCCGCAGGCTTGTGCTTCGACAGTAGGAATTCCAAAACCCTCACCATATGAAGTAGCAAGCAGAACATCCATCGCCGTGTAAATCGTTGCAAGTGTCTGCTGGTCAATTCCGGTGCGATACAAATAAGGATCGATGAACTTGTACTGATGTTTCTGTAATCCGACTGCCGCCAATAAATCAATTAGTTTGATTCCGCCTAGCGCACCCATCCAGTCTGTGTGTAAGTACAAGATTGCATCATCGTGATTCTGAGCAAACATTGAAAACGCCAAGATGTTTTCGCCAAACGCTTTTCTATTTGGACTGATGCCTTTATTTGCTGCATTCATTCCGACAACAAATTTGTCGTTTGGGATATCAATGAAATCTCTGCCAGTAATTCCTTTATGTCTTTTCATTGGCTTAAACACAGATTCAATTCCGTGCGGAATGTACAACGCTTCGATGCCAACATTTTCTAACATCGCTTGCCCGTACTGACTCATTGCGATCGGTGTAACAAAATCTTGCCTGCACCATTTGGCAACTTGCGGTGGTGCTGGAATGTGATCTATCGGAACCCAACTGGCAACATTCCAGTCTGCCCATCGTGGACCTTTGAAAACCCACACATCATAAAGTGTAAAAAGAATGTGCGGTTGCTTCGGATCGCGCAAAGTCCAGTCGTGCATATGCGCAGGCACAACATCATTCGAATACAAGTCTGCGCCACGTTGGTAAACGGGGATGCCGTTCCAGTCTGTGTTGCTTCCCTCTAATCCGTAGTTGTTAAAAATTGCAACATCGTGTCCTTGTTCTTTCATTCGTTGCGTTACTTGCGCAGTTTGTGTTCCGTAACCAGTCGCAGCCCACGGCGCGTTGCTATTCCAACCGATTCTTAATGATGATTTGTTTTGCACAGATGCTCCCTTGATTTATGAACAGCCTAATTTAACAACTCTGCAAAGTCTAATAACCACGCCAGAAAACAGTTGTGTAATTAACTAGACAAATGTTATACAACACTTTAGAATTGTAGTAACAGCGAGGCGCAAGCCTCTAGGACAAAGGATCAAGAAATGAAAACAACTACCGCAAAGAAAATGATTGCAACTGAAGTAAAGGCTGCACGTCATTGGACAAAAAATTATCTTGAAGGCATTAACGATGCAATTGAATCAGGTGACTGGGAAGCAGCAGAATACATCGCATCTCAGTTAGCACCAATCTGGGGCGAAATAGAAAACACAATTGTTGATATGCGTAACTCAATGGAATTGCCAGTGCGAGTAATTACGGATGGTGAATAAAAATGAAATGCTGCAACATCGTTTACTGGAAACACGATGACGGATGGGATGTATTCCGCAGATCAGATTGCTTCAAGAATTGGGATGGCAGTTTTGTTCCAACAGGATTCGATTGCGCACTCATTGAGGATTACCCAACAAAGCAAGCAGCGATCGTGGAAATGAAAGACTGGCACAAATACGGAATCTGTTTGGTCAGTACCGCTTGGTGATTCTAAAAAAGAAAAAGTAAACCCCGTTGGCCTGCGCTCCAACGGGGTTCACGTTTGTTCCTAATTACTAGGAAGCAGCACCTGCGAAATACTTCACGTGTGAAGTCTGAACAAGGTTGCCATCCACGCGCATAGTTGCACGGAATGTAATCAGGTCATTCTGGAATGCGTAATCATCGGAACGATCAAGACGCAAACCGCCAACTGTACGCACGAAGTAACTTGGAAGGTGTCCAAAGATTACTGACTTTGCGCTAGTGGCTGGTGACACGATGGCTGGATTCTCAAAGATAGGGTAACCAAGCAAAAGATCACGAGCATCAGCAGTTAGGGATGGGCTGAACAAGTACTGTCCTGCTGAATCCTTTAACTTGCGAACAGCAGCGATGCTTGTTGCATTCATCTGCCAACCTGTTCCTGGCAAAGTACGACCAGCAGTATCAACCTTGTAAACAAGATCGATCAAGTTGTCAGCGGTGAATGCACCAGATACGCCAGTTCCGCCAGTAACGCCTGAGCCTGCGGCAGTAACGATACCTGTTGGCTGTACAGTGCCAGTTCCAACAGTAAGTGCGTTATTGACTGCATAACCAAGAGCATTACCAGTCTGTGACGCTAGGAATCCAAGAATATCCACGCCTGCATCCTCAACCATTTCACGGCTGATCTGAGTTAGGAATGAGTACTTGTATGCACCAAGCGTGACGAACTGATTGAATGTTGGATCGCTTTCACCAATTGCTCCTGCTTCAGATGTAACCGTACCTGTGCTGTATGCGCTTAGGCTTGGGATCTGCAAGTTTTCGCCACCTGCGGTTGCAAGTGTGGTGGAAGTTTCTAGCATTGGTCCAACGTGACGGGCAAGCATGATTACTTGATCGTAGAATGAAGTTGGAACTGGTGCGCCAGTTGAACCCTTTGTGACATCGCGCTTCTCAAATGAATGTGAGCGAATTTCGCCACGAGCAAGTGAACGGATTAGATCGGATTCATTGATTGCTGGAACAGCAACCTCTGGACGTGCCTGTGATTCAAAACCACTCATTGCTTCGGCAGCGCGTTCCTCACGCTCTGCTTGTGCTTTGATGGTGTCGATAGTTGCCGCACGCTGATCTAGATCAACCATAATGCGGTCATACTTTTCGTTTTCTTCTGAACTGAGGTCGCGCTTTTCTGCTGCTGCGGAATCTAGCAATGCTTTTGCTTCATCCCACGCTTTTGCACGAGCCTCTACTTGCTGACGAATGTAGTCAGACATTTAGAACTCCTAAGTTGTTTGTTGTTTTATGAAGTCTGTGTGGCTCCACAACAGAAAGCACGATGGTGGCTCCACTCGATCGCACATAACAATTATGACACAAATAAAAATAGGCTCAGATGCTTCCCCACATCCAAACCTATTTCTGTAAACACACTATCGTGTTTCTGTAATTTTTTCCAATCGGGTTTCATCCACCGGTGAAAAGGATTTGACCTCAGCGGGTTTTTTCTCGCCAAATTCCGCAACTATGGCTTCAGATATAGCATCGGCGAAATCAACAAAAACACCAGACTGAGGATTACCAAGCACAGAGAGATAAACCCTTTTGACATTTTCCGCATCCATTAAAATACCTTTGACATAAGATCAAGTTGCTTGCGCTTAAGTTCCAGCAGTTCGAGATTACTTGGCTGATCGGCTCGTAACTTAGAAACTACCTCAGCAATTAAATCAGCGTGTTCCGCTTCCAAAGTTTCGCCTGCTTCCAGTCGTGTAATCGCATCACTTAACGCATCTACATCGACAGCAGTACGCGTAGCAAGAATGTCTAGCGATCGCACAGATGCAGTTGTCGCTTGGTAAGCGGGGAATCCAGTCACAATAGAAACTTCGTGCAAACGCACCTGATGAAGTTCGCGGGTTGCTCCATCCTCTGACCACTTATCGCCACGCGGGGGAACGCTAAAACCAAATGACATTGAATTAACATCGCCACGTTGCATTAGTACCGATAGATCACGACCAGCAGTTGTATCTGGCAGATCTGCTTCTGCAAGTAATCCGCGTGAATCCTCTGACAAACGCAAAGTACCAGCGCGACTAGAACCAAGAACAACATCGGTGTTGTGATTCATAAACAGTTTAATTTCGTTGCGCGACTTTAGTGAACGCTGGAATGCTCCACCCTTAATTACTTCTGTAAATGGCAACGGTTCTGATGGTGAATCGAACACGGCGGCATAACCAGTGAAACTCATACCATCGCTGGATGCTTCCCCGTTACGCACATCAAATTCGACTGTGTTTACACGACGTTCTACTGTAGTTGTCATTTGTTGCCTTTCATCTTTGTTCAAGTTTAGTGCAATGGTTTTCCATTTTTCGTTCTGCTCTGCATTACGATCTTGTTGCTCTGCTCTAATTCTTTCCACAACGCGTTCAGCATAAGCCATAGTGCGCCTTGCTTGTTGTTTAGTCGCTCCTGATCCCCACAAGAAATGTGCGACTACTCCTGCGCTTGGGTAGTTCTCGTTGCTAGGACTGGCGGCAGGGGCATCTAAGTCAGGCATATGACGTGCAATCCACGCTGCAATCCGAATCCACTTATCATCAGAAACTTGCCCGTCAGCCATAAGTCTTGCTTCACGAACAGTTTTATCTGTTAAGCCATCGCCCGCTTTTCCATCGGCATAGAACGCTAGACCACGGCGAGCAGCAGCACGCATAAAACTAGGTGCGCTTTGATTTATTGCACGCTCATCGTATTCCTCGAATGATCGTGAGGATTTAGGATGTCCTGCTGGTAATAAATCGTTGTCCTGTTTGTAGTTTGCGTTTTCAGGTTTTCCATTACGCAACAGAAACAAATAAGCATTTACTCTGCCCATCGCCCATTGTCCGCGTGTCATTCCTGGTCTGTGCGAAACTGAGTATGCGCCAGCACCTCTGCGGTAAACCGCTTTGAGCGAACCTAAAGTTGCGCGTGTCCAATCTGGTCGATTGTCTTTCGACATAGCATCATTGTGTTCGCTGACTTTATT